GGTATCTCGTTCCTTGAACTAGATTCGCTTTAAACAAATACGATTATCTATCATCGAGGTTTTTTAATCAAGAACCATCTCTTACTACTTCAAGCAAGCTTCTTAATGAAGCTTGGTGATCTTTTGGAGAAAATCTTGAACCTCTATCTTCTGCTTTCGCACGGAGTTTTTCAGATATAATAGCTTTTAATGCAGTTTTAATTATACTCATAGAAAATCTAGGAGTTTTAATAACTACATTATCGCTAGACAGCTTTTTAAGAGCTCTATCTAAGATAGCCATCACTTCGTGATATCTATCATAAGATTCGGCAACTTTAAAAACTGTATCTATATCTGCACAATAAGGGAATTTCATTCTTAAACTCTTTAATAAACGAGTAAAGATCTTGAAATCCAAAATATGTGCAAATTCCGCACGAAGTGCTCTCCATGCCTTTTCTTCCAGAGGTCCTTCATAAACACATTGACGCATTCGCTTTTGATCTGATAATATAGTATCCTCTCATAAAAATGAGAAATTACCATCATCATCTAATCACTTGCTAATTGTATCAATCGGAATTATTAAAGAAGACCTATTCTTGAACATAAAGAAATTATGATCATCCTCGTACTTATGTACGGGATACTTAATTCCATTAATAGTGACCACTTGACGTGGATCACACAAGAAATATTCTGGAAAAATATAGTCTAAAATTTTAATAGACATAATCTCACTATCGTATATAGAAGTAGCATTCTCTTTTTTAGATAATTGCTCTTTCATATAACGAGAAATCTTAGAAACAACACTAAAATTTATTAGTGCTTTTCTAGGAATTAAAGGTATATTATTAATTAAAGAAGAAGTTAAATAGATTAAATAATCTTTATTAACTCCTTTAATAATATTACTCTTAAGAGATTTAGTCATATCTTTTTTATCGACTATAGCTTCTAACAATACTGTTAAAGACAGTTTTCCCGCTTTTCAATACCTTACTAGAGTCGTAAATAAGGCAATATTAATATTACCTTTATTTACTGCTTTACATGTCATATCCATAATTCAATTAATAAGTCCTCCTTTTCCTATATGATCTCTATCAATAAGAGAAAACATAGTACTAAAGCGACCCATGAATGAATTATTAGATATAAACATTCTCCAAGATAAGGCCGAAACGTTTTGCCCACCAAGAACAGTTGTTTTTAAATATTCTATACAAGGAATATTTGCAACAACGCTTTTGGATAAATTAATAGGAACACCAATATCTTCCATAATAGATAGATATTGGGTTTCTACATCTTTATTATTAAAGTGAACAAAATCATCACCTGTTATTTCATAATCAGAATACCATTCGAATTTCTCTTTGTGTAAAAAGATTTTATTTCTTTCTATACTAGACAAAGTACGAATGTAAG